TGATTACGTCAAGAATCAAGTGAGTGAATTCAGGATGATCGATGCTATCGAGTGCTTGAAGATCGATGCGGCAAGGTTGTCGCGCGATATTCAGACGCGTGTTGGTAAGGCGCTGATCATGCTGGGTTGCAAGAGAATTGAGAAAAGGGCGAATGCCGTCAGATTTTGGTATCAGCCGCCTGGCACTCCGGGCGGAACTGGGGACAAAAATGACGGGTTCGAGGGGGATGTAAATGGCATTCCTTTCTGAAAAGTTCCATACCTCGGCTGAGGTATGGAACAAGTATGGAACATGGAAAGGCGCATGGATAGTTGTTCTTCCATACCTTCCACACCTTCCATACCTAGCACCTCCCGCGCGTATACGTGGGCGCATGCGTGCGTGTGCGCGCGCACGTGTGTACGTATACATTTTTAGTATGGAAGGTATGGAGGTATGGAAGAGGTGCATGAATAAATGCTCTACAACTTCCATACCTGTTCCATACCTGCTTTGAGGTATGGAAGATGAGTGAAAAGATTGATCTGGTTCCTGTAACCGGGAATGTGACCAAAGAACAGGTGCGAGCTATGTTTCCGAAGGTTACAGAGTTTGCTGATGAGTGCCGCGCTGTGTTCGGTAATGGTGTGAAGCTGGTGTATGCGGAAGAGAACGGGCGGTGTATCGGTAAGCAGTCTGTTTCAGATCCTGAGAATACGGTGAAGGTTAGCGAGATGGTGTTTGATCCTAAGCCTGATGATCAGGATGGTTATCGTTATAAGGGTAAACGTAATGGCAAACGGTAGCAGCCGGGCTTTGCCGGTTGGTTTCTACCGCAATCCAGCGGATGTGATCGAACGTTTGGAAATGAATAGACTCGGGTGCCGTGCGTGTGCATCGCACCGGGTTGTGTTCGATAGAGTGTTGTGCGGCGATGCGCGGAATGAAACGCAGCAGGCTGGCGTTCCGCGTATCGGTCATCGATGTAAATGGTTCGTTGAAAAATAGGAGTGTGCGCGATGGGATTGTATGATTTAGATGGTGGAGCTGTTGATTCGCGGTTGCGCCGCTGGGGCGCGTGGAAAATGCAAAGCGGTGTTGCGCTGGGGTTTCCTTCTCAGTCTGCTTTCATGCGCCTGGTTCCGGCTGGCGATAATCATGAGCTGTTCGGTGAGATCGATCATGAGTGTATCGAGACTAACGATGCTGTCGAGTTGTTGCCGTGGATTCCGCAGATTGTTATCCGCGTTGAGTATGTTTTGCCGCATGGTTCTGTAGCTGTAAAGGCGCACCAGTGTGGCATTTGCAAACGGTCTTATCATAATTATCTGAACGATGCGAAGAAGATGTTTGCAAATATTTTGAACAAAAACTTGCGTATCGTGCACGATTCTAGTATAAATATGGCAAATTGTTCGTCAGTGCGTCCGTTATCGGCGTGATGCGAATGTAAAATCCTCAAGCCAGCCTAGTGCTGGCTTTTTTTATGCCTGTTTCATCATTAAAGCCGTGTTCACATGCTGGTTGTGGTGTGTTGGTTCGTGGGTCAAGTAGGTGCGATAAGCATAAGAACGAGAACAAAAGAACGTTCGACGATAACCGCGGATCATCGTCTGAACGTGGATATGGTTACAAGTGGCAGAGAGCGCGCGAAGGTTTTTTGAGAAAACATCCTCTTTGCGTTAGATGCGGAGAATCCGGTTATGTTGTTGCTGCGGTGGTTGTTGATCATATTATTCCTCACAAGCTTGAGGATTCAAATAAAAGCGGTGATGTAGCCAGGATTGAGAAGTCGCGCTCATTGTTTTGGGATAGAAACAACTGGCAGCCGCTGTGCAAGATTTGTCATGACAAGAAAACCTCAATTGAAGATGGCGGATTCGGTAACCGGGGGCGGGTCAAAAGTTGACAGCAATTCCTCTCTAGACCGTACGGTGCCAAGTTTTTTGTGAGCGGGAAATTCATAGGGGGGGTATATCGCTCCCGTAGGTGTTAAAAATGGGAAGAAGGCGTCTTCCGGCAAATGTTCATTTGATAAATGGCAATGCCAGCAAAAAATCTATTGGTGAATTGCTTGGTGGAGTGCATCCAGCTGTTGAAATTCCTAATTGCCCAGCTCACCTTGTCGCTGAAGCCAAAAAAGAATACAAGCGCATTACTGCTGAACTAAAAGAACTCAATTTGATATCGAAAATAGACCGCGCAGCGATTGCAGCATACTGCGCCGCATGGGCCGAAGTTGTTCACTGCGAAGAAAAAATTAACAAACTAAACAAAGAAGATCCAAAAGGTGAAAAAGGCTATGTCGAATCTACACCAAGCGGCTATAAACAAATGTCCGTCTGGGTACAAATTCGCAATCGCGCGTATGAGAGGATGATGCGTTTCGCGTCTGAATTCGGCATGTCGCCAAGTTCGCGCACAAAAGCAACGCCAAGCAGCAACCAGCAAAGCCTCCCGGGCTTTGAAAATCAACAAACAAACGGATGGAACGCCCTGTAAATTACTATGTATCGGCGGCCATCCAATATGCGGAACAAGTATTAAGCGGCGAAATAATCGCCTGCAAATGGACTAAGGCGGCATGCCGCCGTCAGCTCGATGATCTGAAATTTTCTGGTGCGGACAAAGACTATCCATACGAATTCGACATTGACGAAGCGGAATACGTCTGCAAATTCATCGAACTGCTGCCGCACGTCAAAGGCAAGTGGGTAGGCGAGAAAATAAAACTGGAACCGTGGCAGATGTTCATCATCACCACGGTATTCGGCTGGTACAGCAAACAGGATAACAGCCGCAGATTCCGCACTGTTTACATCGAAGTCCCGCGCAAAAACGCGAAAAGCACGCTCACCAGTGGCGTATCACTCTACATGCTCACCGGTGATAACGAACCCGGCGCGGAAATATACTCAGCTGCAACAACCAGAGACCAAGCGCGCATCGTATTTGAAACCGCGCGCCTGATGGCGAAATCAGATGCGGGCTTCCGCAAACGCTTTGGCGTAGCTGTGCTGGAACACAGCATCTACGAAACAATAAACTCAGGGAAATACATCCCACTCTCTGCTGAAGGATCGACGCTCGACGGACTCAACATTCACTTCGCCAGCATCGACGAGCTGCACGCGCACAAAACCCGCGCAGTGTTTGACGTACTCGAAACAGCAACCGGCTCAAGAGAACAACCGTTAATCTGGGGAATAACAACAGCAGGTTTCGACCGCAGCGGAATTTGCTACGAACAACGCAACTATGTCGCCAGCCTACTCAATGCGACTCTGCTAAAAAATGGCGGCCTGGGTTACAAAGTAAAGGGACAGGTAGCCGAAGACAACACCTACTTCGGCATCATCTACACCATTGATGACGAGGACGATTGGACAAAACCAGAGTGCTGGGTAAAGGCAAACCCAAATTACGGCATATCGGTCTCAGAAGTCGACATAGAAAAGCTGGCAAGAAAAGCGCAAAAAGTATCATCTGCAAAAAATAACTTCCTGACAAAACGGCTCAACGTCTGGGTAAACGCATCGGAGGCCTGGATGGACATGGTCAAGTGGGAATCCTGTGCGAACCCTGACATAAAACTCAGCGACTTCGCCGGTGAAAAATGCTGGATCGGCATGGACCTCGCGGAGAAGAAAGACTTTGCCGCACTGGTACTAGCATTCTGGCGTGAAGGGAAACTACATGTATTCCCTAGGTTATACCTGAACGATGACCGGATTGAGAGCGGAGGAAACGATCAATACGAAGGGTGGAGAGAAAGCGGACACATTATCGGCAACGAAGGCGATATCACCGACTTCGATCAGATCAAAGATGACCTGATCGCATATAGCAAACAATTTGATTTGCAGGAAGTGCCTTTCGATCCGGCTTTCTCACCGTACTTTGCAACCAAGTTGGTGAACGATCACAGCATCCCGATGGTAGAAATGCGGCAAACAAGCCTAACGTTCACCGCTGCAATTATCGAATTGGAAAATCTGGTGTTAGAAAAGACACTCGTATTCGACGGAAATCCCGTTCTGACCTGGATGATGAGCAATGCAGTCATATCGACATCCAAGTTCTCGAATCTGAAAAGCATCTCCAAAGAACGAGACACCAACAAAATAGACGGCGTCATCGCACTATTGCTGGCACTGGCCAGGGCGATGACATCAGAGCGTGAAGAAAAACCCGGAATCATGATTCTATAAAACTCAATGGCATTCTCACTCTCATCACTAATGCCATGGGGCAAGAAAAACGCCACGATCACCAGTTCTGGCGATCTCTACAAAGCGCTTCTCGGCCAATCGCTATCCAGCAGCGGCGTACCGGTAACGCGCGATGCTGCGTTTCGTGTCAGCACCGTATTCGCCTGCGGACGTGTCATTGCCGAAGGACTGGCGCAAGTACCGCTGAAGCTGCATAAAAAACGCGCAGTCGGTAAAGGATCGGACGCAGCAGAAGAACATCCGCTCTACGAATTGCTCAGCTTGAAACCAAACGCATGGCAAACATCGTTCGAATTCCGTGAGCAAATCGGACTGCACCTCGCGCTGCACGCAAATGCCTACGTGTACAAGGTGCGCGGAGTGCGCAACAAGATTGTTGAGCTACTACCGTTCGCGCCGGAATACGTGCGCGTGATCCGCGATGGCTGGGACATTAGTTACGAAGTTTACGATAACAAAAACAGAAAGATCGAAGTGTCACATGAGAACATGTGGCACATTCGCGGCCCGTCATGGGATGGCGTTATCGGCATGGACTCGCTCAAACTCGCGCGCGAAGCAATCGGCCTGGCACTGGCTGCGGAAAAGCACAGCGCGAAAATGTTCAGCAACGGCACCCGCCTAAGCGGTGTGCTGACATCGGACAGCAGTTACGACGAAAAAGCCGCAAAGGATATCCGCGATACCTGGCAAGAAATGCAGGCCGGTATCGACAACGCTTATAAAACGGCCGTGCTGTTCGGCGGATTAAAGTGGCAACAGACAAGCTATAGCAGCGTTGACGCGCAACACATTGAGCAACGCCGGTTCCAAGTGGAAGAAATCTGCCGTAGCGCACGCGTATTGCCGATCATGATCGGTCATGCGGACAAGACAGCAACATACGCCAGCGCTGAACAAATGTTTCTTGCGCACCTCGTGCACACCATGATGCCGTGGTACACGCGAGTCGAGCAATCGATAAACGTAAACCTCTTGACAGAAGTAGACCGCAAGCAAGGCTATTTCGCTAAGCACAACGTCAACGCGCTGATGCGCGGAACATTCACCGACCGCTCGAATTACTACACGAAACTATACGCGGTAGGTGGGCTGAACCCGAACGAAATACGCGAACTCGAGGACATGAACCCATACGAAGGCGGTGACGAATACCGTGTGCCGATGAACATGGAAGCGCCGTCTGATACGGCAAACAGCACATCAACAGATCAAGGAACGAACAATGGCAACAGCGATGCAACACCTTAACTGCAACCTGATGGAACTGAAGTTCGCATCCGGCGACGGAACGGACAATGCGGCCAATGCCACTGAAATGCAATTCAGCGGATACGGATCCGTATTCGGCAATGTGGATAGCTACGGCGACTCGGTTCAAAAAGGCGCGTTCAAGGAAACCATTCGTGAAGCGAAAAAATCAGGGATCTGGCCATCATTGTTGCTGCAACACGGTGGCTGGTTTGGTTCAGCCGAAGACATGACGCCAATCGGCATCATCAGCGACATGGAAGAAGATGATACTGGTCTGAAAATGGATTCCATTCTTGCGGATACCCAGCGCGGCCGCGATACATACACGTTGCTGAAAATGACCCCGCGCCCAGCAATCAACGGATTGTCTATTGGCTACATTCCGCTGGAATGGAAAGAAAACATGAAGCCGCAACCGGGTGACCCGTACCGCACATTAACAAAAATCAAGCTGATGGAATTGTCTTTGGTGACATTTCCGGCCAATACAGAAGCTCGCGTCACCTCAGTGAAAAGCGGACTCGATATCAGAATAGCCGAAAAATCCCTGTGTGATGCCGGGTTTTCTCGCAGCGAGTCAAGAGCGATCTTGGCTCGCGGTTTCAAATCCATCGCAAATCAGTGCGACGCTGACGAAGTGGATCAATTAATAGCGCAGGTAAAGCGCAACATCGCTATTTTTTCCAACAACTAAACGAGGAATCAAATGAAATTTCTGATCAAGTCCAGATTGTGGACATTCGTTTTTGTCGCATCGGTCATGTTTGTCATCTCGACAGCCACCGGCGCGCCATTCATATCGCCGGAAATGCTGGCGCCAGCAGCTGCACTACCTTTCATGATGGGTGACACGGCCGGAATGGGAGACCTAAAAGATTTACTTGAAAAACAGGGAAAAGCATTCTCTGATTTTAAAGAAGCGAATAATGAGCGCTTGAAAGCCATCGAATCTAAAGGCTATGCCCCGGCAGACGTTGTCGGAAAAGTCGAAAAGATTAACGAAGAACTTACACAGCTCGGCAAAGACATCGCTGAGGTGGCGAAAAAATCCAACCGCCCGGCAGTGACTGGCGGAAGCACTCTCACGCCCGAACAAGAGGAATACAAAACCGCGTTCAAAAATTTCATGCGCAAGGGCGGTGATACCTCGCAGCTATCCGCACTTGAGCGTAAAGCGCTCGGACGTGGTTCAGATGTTGACGGCGGCGTGTTGGTACATGCCGAACTAGAAACACAGATTGACCGCGTAGCCAGCACGGTATCGGCCATGCGGCAAGTCGCCGATGTTGTGACGATCGGTTCAATTTCTCAAAGAATGCGCGTTAAGACATCCGGTCTGACGGCGCGCTGGGTCGGAGAGAATGAAGCGGGCGGGGAAACCACTAACGCAAAATTCGCAATGATAGAAATCACTGCGGAAGAAATGGAAGCGGAACCTTGGGTATATAACGACACGCTCGAAGATTCCGATTACAACTTGGAGACGGATGTTTCCGATGAAGCAGGCATTGCATTCGCGGAAGCCGAGGGTACTGCATTTATAACCGGCGATGGTGTGAAAAAAGCGCGCGGAATCGCAACCTATCCAATGGTTTCCAATGCCAGCTACGCCTGGGGGAAAACCGGTTACATCGCAACGGGCGTGTCCGGTGATTTTGCCGCATCGAATCCTGCCGACAAAATAATCGACCTGCTGCACTCGATGAAATCGGTTTATCGCGGCGGCGCTCAATTGATGATGGCAGATACCACGCTCGGTAAGCTGCGCCAGATCAAGGATGGTTCCGGAAATTTCTATCTGTTCAATCCTGATCCAACGGGGAATTTCTCCGGTATGGTTCTAGGGGTTCCTGTCATTATCGATGATAACGTTGCGGCAATGGGCGCGAATTCATACTCGATCGTTTACGCTAATTTCAAACGCGCATATCGTATCGTTGACCGCCGCGGCATCACGTTGATCCGCGACAATCTGACCACGAAAGGCACCACTAAATTCAACTTCCGCAAGCGTGTAGGTGCTGGAATCAAAAATTTCGAAGCGATCAAATTCATGAAATTTGGTACCAGCTGATATTGGCAACTAGAGACATTATCCGATAACCCGCGAAAGCGGGTTTTTCATTTTGATGAATCAAAATTGAGGAATGAGAAATGCGTGATTTACACAATAAAATCGATCTGAAGCGTGTCATCAGCCCGGTATCTGTGGCTGATAACACCGCGCAAGTCGGCCAGATTATCGACCGGCAAGGCTTCAAATCACTGGAATATGCGATCTTACTTGGATCTATCGCCGATGCGGACGCCACATTTACCGTGTTGCTGGAAGAAAGCGACGATTCCAGTATGACAGGAGCAAATGCTGTCGACGATAGAGACCTGCTCGGCACCGAAGCGTTGGCCGGTTTCCAGTACGACAGCGACAACGCCTGCCGCAAGCTCGGTTACATCGGTAACAAACGGTATACGCGCCTGACAATTACCCCGGCAAATAATTCCAGCGCGGCATTGATCTGCGCGGGCGCGATCCTGGGCAATCCGGTCAGCATGCCGACAGCCAATCCGCCGGCGTAATAGTGAAACCATGAACATCGTTGTTTATACGCCACCGGCAACCGAGCCGGTGACCGTTGCGGAGGTTATCATGTCCGCGCGGATCGACACGGTCAACCAAGAACCAGCGCCGGGAGCAGTCACGGTTGCGCTTGGCTCCGGCGCCGGTAATGTCGACAACGGTGTTCATCGTTATCGCGTGACATTTGTCACGGCGGACGGTGAAACACAAGGCGGTGACATCTCCGCAGCGGTAACGATTACCGATAAATCGGCGAACGGGAAAATAGAAATCAGCGGAATACCGCTTGGCGGATCGCTGGTAACGGCACGTAAAATTTACCGCACTTCCGCAAATGGATCGATTTACCTGTTGCTGGCAATCATCGCGAATAACACCGCAACCACGTACACCGACAACATCGCTGATGCAGACTTGGGCGCTGCTGTGCCAAGCGCCAACACAACTGGCGATCCATTGCTGACGGGATTCATCAAATCGGCGCGCGAGGAAGCTGAAAAACTGCTGCGCCGCTATCTAATCACACAAACGCTGGATGCTTATTTGGATAGCTTCCCGGATTGCGATAGCCGCGGGAACCGCATCATTAAACTGCCGCCGCTACAATCGGTAACATCGATCACTTATATCGATACCAACGGCATTGAGCAAATGCTCGATCCATCGCAATACCAGGTTGACGCGACAGGAACCGGACGCATCGTACCGGCATATGGTGTCGACTGGCCGTCGACGCGCGATCAGATAAATGCGGTAAAAGTGCGGTTCGTTGCTGGTTTCGGTACCGCTGCCGATGTTCCAGGGCTGGTCAAGGACTGGATAAAACGGCGCGTGAAACAGAAATACGATATGCCGGACGATGTAATCACAGGGACCATCGTATCCGAAATGCCGCGCCAGTATGTCGATGGATTACTAGATCAATACAAAGTGAATATCTACCCATGACAACAAAATGGACAATACCATCGGATCTGTGGTTTGGCGAGACCGTCGCCATCCTCGGTGCCGGGCCTGACATGACGGAAGAACTTGCGGCAAAAGCTAAGGGTTTCAAAACCATTGCTTGCAATCGTGCCATTAAATTCGCACCATGGGCGGATATGTTCGTGGCACTCGATCCGCATCACCCATTCTGGGAAGAAGCGGATAAGCTGGGGTTCAAAGGCATGCGCATCATCGGCGTGGAGCATGACGATTTTGACGCGCTGTACCTCGGAATGATGTACGAACGCGTGCAAATATCTCCGCTCGAAACCATCGAAATACGCAACAATGCCATGGCCGCGATCCGCATCGCATACCTGTCCGGCGCGAATAAAATCATGCTGATCGGTTTCGATCCGGAACGCTACGAGGAAATTCACGCGCATACCGGATTTCGTGGGCTCAAACAAGGGCTCGAACAAATCATTGCCGAACTGACGGAAAACGGCGTAACCGTTGAACGCATCGATAGCAACGAACAGAAACCCGGAACAAAACCGCCGCGCCGGTCGGAAATCGATCCGAAAACGTTTCCGCAAACTGAAGCTGCTGAATGATCATCAAACTAGACCGCCGTTGCCGCATCGAGAAGCCGGTGAATTCAATCGATCCTGTCTACGGATCGAACGAAAAAACCTGGCAACTACTCGCGGTTGTTTGGTGCAACGTACAGGATATTCTTCCGAGCCGATCTGAGGCGGTGAAAAACGGCCTGGTGGTTGGAACGAAACAAAAACGGCTGCGGTTCAGATACCGCGCCGATGTCGACTCATCCATGCGCATCATGCTGGATAATGTTGCACATCAGATCGTCGGTGGCCCGGCTGAGCTTGGGCAGCATGAATACATGGAATGTGTGATTGAGGCGTATACGTCATGACGGAAATTTATGTTAAAGGTCTTTCCGATCTGCAAACGTTTCTGGATAAACTGCCTGCAAAAATGGAAGCAAACATCATCCGCGGCGCGTTGCGTAAGGGTTCAAAGGACATAATGGATGCAGTTAAAAGCAATGTTCCAATTGGACCGCCGTCGGGAGAAGGGAAGCAACTATATAAACTATATGAAGGCGCATTACGCGATAGCATCCATATATCATCGCGAATCAGTAGAGTGAACGGAAAAATCACCGCCAGGATAGTTGCCGGTGGAAAAAACAAAGGAACCGGAGCGGATGTTTTTTACGCGCATTTCTTAGAATACGGAGTGCGTCCTCATAGCCTGACAAATGGCGGCAAAGGCGACATCAATCACCCAGGTATTGCGCCGCGCCCGTTCATGCGCCCGGCACTGGATGCGCAGGCGACAAATGCTGTTTTATCCGCCGGTCAATATATTAAACAACGGTTGGCAAATAAAAATGGGCTGGATACTTCCGATATTTCAGTTGAGGCAGGAGGATGAGCGGCGTAGCCATCATCCGCATCATATTGGCGAGTAACGTAACGCTGACTGCCGCAATACCTGCCGATCGCATCGTTGCCGGTGTGGTGCCGATCGGTACAGAACTCCCGGCAATATCGATCACGCAAGTGAGCGGAACCGATCCGTTCAGACCGGTCAATGCACCGGGAGAAATGACACGTGAGCGTGTGCAGGTAACGGTTGAAGCGAATAAATACGCGCAAGTTAAATCGCTCATGAGCATAGTGAAAGGTGCGTTTACCACCTATTCGCGCGGAACCATCAACGGTATCGTGTGCGATTCCGTCATGCAGGATAATGACGGCCCCGATTTGATGGATCCTGACACAGAAATTTATTCGCAATCGACCGATTTCATCGTGCGCTGGATTTCGTAACATATTAAATTTTTGGTTGTAGGCCCCGGCCGCTGTCGCAAGACGCCGCCGGGTTTTTTATTTTCTGATACTTAAAGGCGATTAAGGAGTACAAAAAATGGCAGCACGTACATCAGTAACATCTATCAGCGGCGCAACGCTGGCAATTACCGCAACACTCCCTGCAACTTACGACGCGGCGGGATATGGCGCAACAACCATTATATGGACCGCAATCGGCAAGATCGACAATATCGGAAATCACGGGGTAAAAGCGAATGTGGCCACGCATACGCCGATCGATACCGCTGTAATCACGAAAATAAAAGGATCAAAGGATTACGGTTCGATGCAAATGAGTATGGGCTCTGTACCTACCGATGCAGGGCAAATACTGCTGAACACAGCATCCGAATCTAATAATCATTACAGCGCAAAACTAACTTATCCAGACGGAGAAATACACTACCTGGATGTTCTAGTTTCGTCGTTTGAGTATAAAGACGGTTCTGTCAACGACATCAGTGGACTGCAAGTGAATCTTGAAGTTTGTAAAAAACCGGTAGTTGTTGCGGCCACTTAATAATCATGCGCGAGCAATCGCGCAACCCTGCACCGGCCGGCCTGTGTCTTCCTAGCCGTGGGGAGCGCAGGCTGGCACGGGCATTTTTAAATCTCACGGAAAGGATAAAACATGGATATCAGAAAATTTGCTGTTGCGCAAACATCAAGACTGCACTTGTGCGATGCCAACGACGATCCGATGTATGCAGATGAAGAAAAGACCCGTCCGATTACTGTCAATTTGTACGGACCAGGATCGAAACAATACGCGGGCGCCCAAGCGGCGCAAAACAATCGCATGATCGACAAGCTCAAGCGCAAAGGAAAGGCCGAGCAAACAGCCGAGCAGCGTGCGGCTGAGGCGGCGAAATTCCTCAGTGCTTGTACCGAAAGCTGGGAAAACATGGAATACGGCGACCTGACCGGCGATGAGCTGTCGATTGCCGTATATTCCGACGTCAGCATCGGTTTCATCGCCGATCAGGTGACAAAGCATATCGGCGACTGGGTTAATTTTACCAAGCCCTCTACGACGAACTAGAACTGTTCGTCAGGCATCTGGCCTGGCTCAATGCTGTGCCGAATGACGAGGGCGGCAAAAACAAATTATCGCGCCGCGAAGAGTTTGAAAAGCAGGATTTCGAAATTGCCGTGCCGGAGTGTGATGCGCAGTACGTTATCAAGCACTTGCTTGATATCGGCATCACCCTCGGCGATCACGCAACGACCCATGCAGAGATCGAGAGCTACCAGCACAACATCGGTATCTGTCTCAATCCGTGGGAAGTGCTGACCATCAAACGCCTGTCGGAAACCTACTTGAACGAATCGTACAAAGCGCGCGAATTAAACGCAGAAACACCGTGGCAAGATGCACCGTACTACATGACCAGATCCTATCGCAGCGCGATGCGCGCGAAAGCATCGATCAGAAATATGGCGAAAAACTAAAATGATCGCAGGACAACTCGAAATACAACTGATGGCCAACATGGCGCGACTTGTGTCCGACATGGACAAGGCAAAAAATTATGTAGACAACGCCGTTGGTGAAATGAATCAGATTCTCGGCATGATTGGTGTTGGTTTGAGTTTTTCCGGTCTTTCTGCATTAGTAAAAGGCGTTGCTGATTCCGGCGATAAACTCAACGACCTGCGCAAGATTACCGGCATGACAGTGAACGAGCTTGGCGGTCTGAACAAAATGGCCAAGCTGAACGGCACCGATCTGGATTCCGTCGCCAAAGGCGTCGGCAATATGGCGAAAAACATGTCATCGGGTAACGACGTTTTTAAACTAATGGGCGTCAATATCCGCGATACCAACGGCAATCTGCGTAATGCCAATCAAGTGCTACTCGATGTCGCGGGAAAATTCGAGCGCTACGAAGATGGCGCGGCAAAATCCGCGCTGGCGAATGAACTATTCGGAAAGGCTGGCCGGGATTTGATCCCGTTGCTGAGTGAGGGCCGGGCAAAACTCGAAGAAGCTGCGGAAGCGCACCGAAAATATTCCGGATGGACGAACGAATTAGCTGAAATGGCGGATAAATTCAATGACGAAATGACAATCCTACAAGGACGTGTTGCGGGTGTAAAGGACCGTTTTGTCATCGATCTACTGCCCACATTGACGGACATCACCAGCGCATTCGTCAGCGCAACAGAAAGAGTTAACGGATTTTCGCTGTCCGGTAACCTCGTCAGCCCGATATTGAAAGGCATGGCGCATGCTGGATATCTGGTTTTCGATGTATTCAACGGTGTTGCTCGTTCTGTCGGCGGTGCTCTGGCGCAGGTAATGGCGCTGGCAACATTCGACTATCAAAAATATGTCGATATTGGGCAGCACGTTGACGAACTTAACGAACAATCACGAGCATCTTACGATGCGTTTGTCGACTCGCTGTACAACGGTGACAAAGCTCTGCAAGAAACGGCTGCCAGTCAAGGAGAATTGAATAAACAACAGAAAGAGCAAGCTCCAACGTTAGGGAAAACAGCGGCTGCACAGAAGGATGCTACAACAGAGGCGCAGCGCTTCATTGAAGCACTGCAGAAGGAAGCGCGAGAAAGCGGCGTAACCGGAACCGCATTGACGCGCTTACGTGCAGAATATCTTGGTGTGTCCGGCGCGGCTGAAGAATATATTCAAGAAATCGAACGCAAGAACCGCGCGCAGCGGCTAGAAGAAATGGCGACTCAGGACATCGTGAAAGGTCTCGAGCGCTATAAAAAGCTGAACGAAGACACTAAAACCGCCCTGGAAAAATACCAAGATCAGGTCAGGTACATTAACGAAGCGCGTGACGCTACCGACGGCACGGCCATTAGCCAAGAAACCTACAACCGAGCGCTGAAAAAAGCGCAGGAAGAATTTGACAAAACGCGCGATACCGGCAAATCAGCGCTGAGTGATTTGGATCAATACGCCATCCAGGCCGCGAGAAATATTCAGACGTCGCTAGCCAATTTTTTATTCGATCCCTTTAATAATGGATTAAAGGGCATGGTTACCGGTGTCGCTAATGCTGTTCGCCGCATGGCATCTGAATTCGCTGCGCTAAAAATTTCTCAATCGCTAGGGTTGCAGCAACTATTCGGCGGGATTGTTGGCTCTGGTGGAGGATCAAGCTCTTCTGGTGGCTCTTCCAGCGGATCGAGCCTGCTATCTATCGCCGGCATGGGATCGAATCTCATGTCGATGATAAGCGGAGGATTCGGGATGAACAGCTTGATCGGTAGCGGGTTGACATCGATCGGCGGCAGCGGATTGCTGGGATCGTTCGGCGCCGGGTTATCAGGAGGGTCGAGTGCAGCGGCATTCATTGGCGCAGAAAGTGCAACGGCTGGGGCTGGCATGGCTGCAGGGTTGGGCGCATCTCTGGGGGCTATAGCAGGGCCTGCAGCGATTGCCGCCGCTGTTGATATGGGATTGCGCACCATTTTTGGTAATAAAAAGCTTGGTGGTGTAGCGGGTGATGTGCTCGGGTATGTGCCGATCGTTGGCACATTGATTAACGGTCTATTCGGACGCGGCCCGTTAGAGCAAAAAGAGACGCAATTAACCGGGGATGTCGGTTCAAATGGTTTTTTAGATGCGTATTTAACAACGAACTTTAAAGCAAAGGGCGGTTTATTTTCCGGAAGTAAGCACGATTTCGCTGGTGTAAACCTGATGACCGGTGCAGCCGAAACAGACAACGGCAAGCTGCAAGGTGTGGCGGACAGTATGGTCGAGTATGCGCAGCAACTCGCGCAGCAGATCAATGATTCTGTCGGTGCGGTCAGCACCAGTTTACGTAGCTTAAGCGATACACTGGGACTGAGCACGCAGCCGCTGGACGATTACCGGCACAGCATCAACCTGATCTCTGAATCCGGCAAGGCGTTGACAGACGAGCAGATCGCGCAGGAAATTGCGGACATTTCTGATGAGATGGTTAAAAGTATTCTGCCTAATGTTGAAGAGTTTGCTAAATCCGGGGAAACATCTATACAAACACTATCTCGGCTATCGAATGAATTCAATGTTCTTACCAGCGCTGCCAGCCTGCTATTCGACAAGTCGGCAGATTGGTCGAAAGCGTTCGTGAGCAGTTTCGGATACGCTGACAGAACTGCGTTCATCGACAAAGCAGGGGGATCAGATGCATTCTCTTCGATGGTCTCAGGTTTTGCGCAAAATTTCCTAACCGACGACCAGCGCATGAAGCCGGTGATCGAATCATTGATTTCGCAACGCGATGACAATGGTCTGAACAGTATCAACACGCGCGCGCAGTACGTAAGTGCTGTTCAATCAGGAAACTTGTCAGAAGATCAATTGATCTTTCTTCTCAAAAATCAGGACACTATCAAAAGTGTGTTTGATTATATTGATCAGAAAAATAGCGACGAGCTACAATCAAAAGCTCAAGCGCAGGCTCAAGCTCAAGCTCAGGCGCAGGATTTCGGTAACATTTACAACAATATAGCAAACAGTTTCAATCAGCGGATACAAGATATCACTGACTCAATTGAAAAACTGAAAAACTTCTCGCAAGAGCTCTTGGGATCCGTTGAACAATTGCAGCCGATGTCGCGGAACGAGGCTCTGCAGCAATTACTTGATTATGCAACGGCCGCTGAGAATGGCGCCGATCTCCCGGATATCAGCACACTCAAGAATCCGATCAGCACGTTGACCAACATGGACGTGAATGACTACTCGTCGCAACTTGATTATGCGCGCGCACGGGCTCAATCGGTCAGTGCGATCAATACGCTGATATCTATTTCCAGCGATAAACAAGACCTTCTCGTGGCATCTATAGAGTCGTTGAAAGAGTCGATGGCAACTAATTTATCCAAAATAGCGGGGTTTACTGAACAAACGGCTGACATCCTGGACACCGCCACAGGTGGTGGCGGACCGTTGTTGACACAGCAGGCATGACATGAGTGATTCTTCAACATTCAGCATCATGCTTCCGGTTGATATTTATAGCGGTTCTGTATTTCTGTCGTCGACAGCAACTGAGGCGGATTATGCTGCATATGGTTCTGGCACAACTTATGCGCTCGGTAATAGAGTGATCAGCGCAGCTACGCATAAAATCTACGAAAGTGCGGCAAACAGCAATGTTAACCACGATCCGACCGACATCAATAATCGCACCGGATCCACAATCTGGTGGAACGAGGTTTCGGCCACGAACCGCTGGAGAATGTTCGATGGCGAATCGACATCTCAGACAACGGTAGCAACGCCGCTTACGGTTGTACTGCGCCCCGGATTCATCAATGCATTATATGCAGGTAATCTGATCGGAGATCAGGCGGTCATCACGATGAAAGATGCCCCGGGCGGAACGGTCGTTTATTCAAATACTGTTCAGCTTGAGAAATCATACCCGCCTGACTGGTACGAATATTTCTTTGCGCCATTTTCGCAGCAACCGGATTTGCTGCTTAACGATTTGCCGCCGTATTACAACTGTGAGCTTACTTTCACGCTGTCATCGGCTTCCGGAAACGTTTCCTGCGGCATGTTTCAAGTCGGAGATCTGCGGCCGATAGGCACGTCTTTATCCGGCGCTTCTGCTGAGCCGAAGACGTACAGTTATATCAAGATCGATGAATTCGGCAACAACACCATCGTACGCAGGAAATCAGCAAAGGACATGAATGTCGACGTTGTCGTCGATCTTAATTATGCGAATACTGCCCTGGATATTCTGACGTCTATTCTGGATGTTCCGACATTGTGCTCAGCCACTGCGACATTAGAGTATTCCGGTTTGAGGGTGTTCGGCTTGGTCAGCGCGAAACATAGCTATGACCTTCCGACATCCGGAAAAACATCGTTATCGATAAAAGGACTGATTTAATGACACCATTCTCAGGCGAAAAGCCGCAGCGCAACGACAGAGCAACATTCTCCGTTCGTGTCGATGCGTTCATTACATGGTTGCTAGGAACGTTCTTTCCGGAATTGCAGGCTGTTGTTGCAGCATTTAATTTCAATGCCACGAACTCCACAAGTACAACTAGCATTTTAATCTCAATTGCTAGCAAATCGCTGACCGTCCAGTCTGGGAAATCGTATGTACCCGGCATGGCCGTGACCATTGCGTATACGACCGACGCCACGAAATGGATGCGCGGCGAGGTTACATCATACGATGCGGGGACGGGCGCGCTGGTTGTAAACGTCAGAACGATCAGCCAAACGACTGGGACATTTACAGCGTGGACGGTATCGCAAGCGGCAGTGGAAGCGCTTGTGGGCAACCATATAGTTACCGTGCACACAGGCAACGGGCACGGATCAACCAATACAAGCCGGCGCCGGTTCCAGACGGTCAAAGAGTCCGTCGGCAGCGCAATGACGTATGCCGACAGCGCAGCAAACGGCGCATCGTTCGCAGTTAACGAGGACGGCCTCTATGAAATCTACTACTACGACAGCAACACGACGACGCGCGCATTTTTCGGAATTACCGTTAATAATTCTCAGGGCACGACATCAATCTCATCCGTTACCGGCAACGATCGCATCTTGTATGGATCGTCGTCGACGGTGGGCAATATCACCTCAGCGATAACCAGGACTGTTAAATTACTGGCCGGTGATGTTTTTTACCCGCACACCGACGGTACTACAAACGCAACGGCTGAGACATCCTGTTATCTGTCTGTTAGGAAAATAGCCAATGTTTAATTTGATTGTTGATTCGCCGTCCGGCGAACAGGTCATGGTCGCAATCGCGGAATCCGGCGGATATTTCGACCCGTCTAAAATTCTATGGGACGAACGCATAGACGGACCGATGCCGGAAATCACGCTCGGCAAAATGCAGCGGATCGGCAATGAACTGGTCACGCTGCCGGATTTCCTGCCGGAACATGCGGCGGCTGTATACCGCGCTAATTTACCTGTTGAGGTACCCATAACCGCCGCCACAGAAGCGCTTATTTATGCCGGATTGTATAACGATGTCGATGCCTACATACAAACTCTCGATGCTGTAAACCGGCAGTGGTGGCAGAGGACAGACAAAATACACAGAGCATTCCCGCTGGTTGAGACCGTGCGGGTGGCGCTTAATCTCACCAATCAACAGATCGACGATCTGTTTATAGCTGCGGAGCAAATCAGAAAGCAGCGGGCGGGAATCGTTTGACAGCGTAAAATCACGTAAACACAGAGCCGCTTTCAAGCGGCTCTTTTATTTTTGGAGAACCTAATGACACAAAAACTGAAAGAAAAAATAGAAGACGCATTCCAGAATATTAAGGATGTTAATGCGCAGCAAACATTCGGCTATGTGACCGAGGAAATCAATGCCGCGATCGACGGCGCAAAAGCTGCTGTGCACGAGCATATAGACGATTTTCAGCGCGCGAATTCAGCCGCTGACATGGTTTCCGATGTGCTGCTCGAAAGAGCTAGAAAAAGCGCGTACTCAACGCTGTACATCGTTTTCCTGTTTCTTGGCGGAATTGTTACTGGATACGGCATCCATTATCTGTTTTAACTGTGGATATGAACGACATGCCGATCAAAGACCCAACCACATGGTCCATGGGAACATGGGCGCTAGCCGTCGGAATGGCATTCACTGGCGGTTTTATCAACTGGTACACCAAGGTCCGGCAAGGACACACGCGCGGATTCAATATCGTTGAACTGGTCGGCGAGATCATGATTAGCGGTTTCGTTGGCCTAGCGGTATTTATGTTGCTGGCCTCATACGATCAACCGATGGGCCTATGCGCCGCCGCATCGGGCGTCAGCGGGCACATGGGCACGCGCTTGCTTTTTCTAGTTGAGCAATTTATTTCTCACCGGGTCAGCGCCGAAATCGACAAGAGAAAACCATGAAAAATAAAGAGAAGATCATAGCGGTAACTGCCGCCGTTTTGATCGATGTTTTACGACGGCAGGAATATTTATTGAGGAAAATCATGACTAATGTCACTGAATTAGCAGCAAAAATTGACGCAGTATCCGACAAATTGGGCAAAGCATCTAGCGAAATCCTGAATGAAATTGCCACGCTGAGAGCATCAGCAGGTCAGTTGCCAGAGGATGCTGAAGCATCACTCGCACGGCTAGAAGCAATGACGCAAGCTCTGGATGACATCGTACCCGATGCTCCGGCAGCGGACGCAACAGCAACAGACGCAACAGCAACGGAAAGCGCAGCAAGCTAATCAAGAACTTCTCTTGCGAGATCAAAAGCCGCCTTGTGCGGCTTTTTTATTTCAAGGTACCGACATGTTCAATCCCTATTTTTTGCTGGCCGCGCTGCTGTCCCTGCTGGCATCGTTCGGCGGCGTTTATTGGCTGGGTGGTCATCACTGCGAGGCCGCACACGATGCCGAACAACTCAAAGTAATGCAGGAAATCCATGTCGCCGCAGAAAAGCAAGCGGAAGAGCAAGCGGAAGAGGATCAGAAAACCGCGCAGCGCTACGAGGACGTGCGCGAAACGGTGCGCACCGTGTACGTTAAAGTGAAGGAAAAAGCGAATGAAAACATTCAAAAGAATCATGGTTACGCTGATTGCAGCCTCGATGCTGACGGCCTGCGTCTCTACAACTCGCGTCCAAAAGACGCCGAACAGGATTCCATCGCCAGCGCTCACGGCGCAGTGTCCAGACCTCCCTGATGCTCTTGACGGCAGACTGTCGACGATCCTGAATAACAGCATCGAACGCGCACAGTTGTATTACGACTGCCAAGCGCGGCATAAAGGGCTTGCGGATTGGGCATTGGAAGACAGGAAAAATAAACAGGATAGTAGCAAATGATCACGAAAGGATTTGGCATGACGTTGGACATGCAATCCGGCTCGATGCGTAATTGGTTCATCGGCAGAGACGGCGTTAAACGATGGGCGGATACTCAAGAGCCCGTTGATTCGAAGCACGATACGGAAGCGAACGATAAACGGAACTCTCAGTGTGAGTTTCGTTAAGCTGTATTTTCATCGGAAATAATTTCGTTATAGAAGTTTGAATCATGGCCGCACGGATTTCAGCGCGGCTTTTTTATTGATAGAGGGTAGGAATATGTCAGAAACCGGAATGGATTTGAAAGGCGCGCAGCACGGCGGGGATCCGAAAACCGTTACAACAACTGCCGCCAGTTTCGGCGCGGTTACGCAGAAAGGACGCTACCAGATAGCAACGTCCGGAGCGGACATTTATATCAAGCCAGCGACGTCGAAAACTGCGGCAGAAACCGTCACCGCAACCGGCGCTACTCGAGGAAAACTTATTTGGGACGGCAATACAGCAGAAGTGATGCTCGATGCCGGTGATTATGTCGGTGTTATTGCGGGATCCGGTACGGCTATTGTTAATCTCGATTATATGCGCAGTTACTAGGAGTTGGAGATGATTGATATTTACGGCGCATTGAAAAAAAAATCTGTAACAAGATATGTTAATGGATCGATCACAGATTATGACGGCAATATTATTTCCGCACCAACTCCCCAGATTTACCAACTCGGCGGGCAGCCGTATCCGTGGGATATACCTGTCGGAACAGTAGTTGGTATCGATGCATCATGCTTATCTGGTGGCTCCGGAGCAAGGTTGCATCCAATTGAATTGGTAAATGATGGAACGATATGGCAGCCAAACGGTGAGCAGATATTATATTCGAGCTATGGTAGTTATTCGTCACCAGCAGCTTTGATAACTACAGTTTCGGGTGAAAATCTTTTCTTTAGTTCTAATCCTCTTTTTAAAATTCCTTATGGGCTGCTTCATTTGGGAATTGGAATGCGAATAAGATTCGTATGCTATAAACCAGATGCTGACACAGGAAAAAACTATTTTAGAGTAAGAATAGGGAATAGTTCTGTAGCTGTAAACAATACTCAAGTTCTGCAAGTCGAAAATACCACAACAAATCACGAGCAGTTAGTTGATGTAACGATGAGAGTTACTGGCCTTGGAGATGCTGGCCAAGCATCTCTAACGAGCACAGGAATAGGCAAACTATTCACTTCAGCGGCAACATCATCAGATTCGGCAGGAACTCTTGCAACTAACTATGCAACATCATCAGACAATTACATTGTTTTATCAACATTGGCCAACAATGTTGGAGCCAAATCATCGCTTGTAAATTTCTCAATCTCTTTGGTGCCATAATCATGACCACACTAACATACAATGATTTTTACAGTAACATGGGGCTTGTCGGTACACCAATGATGAATCCGTTAGTTGGCGCCACTTTCCCGGTAAAGGCCTGGATCGGGATGGGGAATCGTCCTCATGGAGACAATCTATCTGCTGGGTATAAAACAAAAATAACCGGTGCCGCGAATTATGCAGATTTGACGACGAAACCGTGGCAAGACGTGACCGGGTGGATTTATATTCATCCTGCAGCCGAGAACACGTGTACTAATGCGGTGGTACTGGTTTATGATTTTCAGGTTCAGTGGTTCGATACTACACAGAATGCATGGAAGCTTGCATCTGCTACTGCTGCACTGGAACGCGTTCCAGTTAATCAGACATGGTGGACAACGAATACATTTGCGGGAGATGGTAACGCAGAAAAAATCTATACCAACCGAAATAACATACCCAGATTTAGCAATGTAAAACTATCTGCCGATCGATCTGCTGCCAGTTCAGACACATCTAAATACAGATTAATACATAATGGCATCAGCAGAGCTCCGATTGATTGGACAAAAGTCGGCGGGATAACGGTGATGTGCAGGGCAAGGCTGGAGCCAATTTCTGGATCTTTAAACGGCGTGCCATCAATTTTTATGCATGTTGGAGGGGACTATAATCCGAAAACGGGGGAAAATACTAACCAAGGGGTAATGGCTGGTGTTACCGATTTGCCAGCAATTGGGGCAGGGCAGCTAAGAAAACTTGAATTAACAGAGAAAACTTTTTTATTTACGACTGCTAAGATCAATCCGGATACCTATATAGAAACTACCAGTAACTATGTTACCTCGTTCCCGGCTGGCACTTATCCGCAATGCATGACTGATTCTGTATTTGCTGCGAACGTCCCACAGTTTATTCAGCCTAGTCAGTGGACTGTATCTTTAGTTTATACATCAACACAGAATGTGGTGCTCGGGCCAAGACCATATGTACCATCGGCACCAACCGGCGTTGTGAAATATGTAACGCCAACAGGAGCTGGCAGCCATAATGGATCAAGTTTTGCAAACGCAATGACTGTTTCAGAAGCGAATGCCGCAGCCGTTGCGGGTGATCATTATTGGTTACAAGGCGGAACTTACGCTAATCCAGCAAATGGAACACGTTTTTACAATGGCGGAACATCAGGAAATTATGTTACTTATGAATCATACCAAGGAGGATTGGCAGTATTTGATGGATCGGCGGCATCAGCTAGTGAAACAATGACTGGCATTAAGGTCCAAAATCCGTGGATTAGATTGATAAATATAGAACAAAAAAATTCATCCATGGAAGGGGTGCAGGTTACTACTAGCGATTGTGTTTTATCTCACATTGTTTCGCACAACAATAGACTCACTGGCATACAGGTATCGCCTGGATACGGATATCCGTACTCTACCGGGCGGAATTTAATACAGGACTGCACGGCCTACGCCAATTCGGATGCTAGCTATAACACAGGATCGTACGCTAATGGCGGCAATGCTGATGGCATACAAGTGCCAAACGGAAAGGACAATATTGTGGAATATTGTCTATCATATGGTAACTCCGATGATGGGTTCGACGTCTGGCGTTCAACGGCAACTACAATTAGAAATTGTATCAGTCACGATAACGGCATAGCTAGCGGAAATGGTAACGGATTTAAAGGTGGGGGAAGTATTAACTATACTAGCGAGTCGCACGATCATGTATTCGATCACTGCCTATCATATAACAATAAGGCAATGGGATTTGACAATAACTCTGGAGTTAACTGCACTATCAATCACATGACCTGTTACGGCAATACTGGTGATGGTTTCTACTTTGAAAATACGGCTACTGCAACAAATAATGTTTCAGCAAACAATGGTGCAGATATGGTAGGAGTTCCGGCGGTAAATTCAAGCAATACCTGGAATATCGGCGGCACACCTACATTCTTAAGTACAACACCAGGAGACGCTAATTTTCTTAAATTGTCATCATCTGGTGGTTATGGAACTATTGGGTGTTTCTACAGCTAATTTTTTAGAAAACAGCGTTAAACTGGAAAATGCGCGGTGCAAAATAACGCGAAAATTAGTACCAAATTGCGCGATTAGTTACATTTTGGTTTGAGCATCTTACAAAATTGTTAATTTTTATTACAAAATTGATCTAGCATTGATCGTAACGTATTGTTTTATTGGGGTGGCTGATGGGACTCGAACCCACGACAACCGGAATCACAATCCGGGACTCTACCAACTGAGCTACAGCCACCATGATACGAAGAAAGAATGGTGCAGTTTGTTTAGTATGTACAAACCGAGTTGAACAATTCATTCCATTCATCAGGAAATATTTGTGGCGTGCCCGACAGGAATCGAACCTGTAACCCCCAGCTTAGAAGGCTGGTGCTCTATCCGATTGAGCTACGGGCAC